TTAATCATCCACCACATTACACAAATGGTGACATAGAGTGTATTGATGCCATGAAATCTTCCATGTCTCACATAGAATTTTGTGGATATTTAAAAGGTAATGTGATTAAATATTTATGGAGATATAGAGACAAGGGTAAGTCAATTCAAGATATAGACAAAGCCCTCTGGTACCTAAATAGACTAAAAGAGGAACTAACATGCCAAGAGAAGACGTCAAAGTAATTATAAAAATAATAGCTAAGATTGACTCATCGGAGTTTACCCCCGACTTGGAAGAATTACCTGTACTTTTAGAAGAATACGTAGAAGACCTAATACATGAGGTCTCTGGTATAACAGTTAAAGACGTAACCGTAGAACAAAGATAGGAGAAGAAATGAGTAACGTACTACCAACAGATTATCAACACTTTATAGCAGTATCAAGATATGCTCGATGGCTGCCGGAAGAGAACCGTAGAGAAACATGGTTTGAAACAGTTAGCAGATACACAGATTACGTGTGTAGTAAAGCTAACATTGACACTGACACACGTGAAGAGATATGGGACGCTATATATCAACTGCAAGTCATGCCGTCTATGAGAGCTCTTATGACAGCCGGACCTGCTCTTGAGAGAGACAATACCGCAGGATACAACTGTTCTTACTTGCCTATTGATGACGCAAAAGCTTTTGATGAAGCGATGTACATATTGCTATGCGGCACTGGCGTAGGTTTCTCTGTTGAGAGACAATATGTAGCTAAGCTACCAGAAGTTCCTGCTGAGTTAGTGGACGCAGATGAGACAATAGTTGTGAGTGACAGTAAAGAAGGATGGGCTAAGGCTCTGAGAAAGCTGATAAGTACACTATATTCTGGCAGAGTCCCTAGTTGGGACGTATCTAAGGTTCGTCCTGCAGGAGCAAGACTAGGTGTATTCGGTGGTAGAGCATCAGGTCCTGCACCTTTAGTAGACCTGTTCTCATTCACAATAAAATTGTTCCGTGACAATGCAGGTCGTAAGCTGTCTAGCTATGACTGCCATAACTTGATGTGTAAGGTCGGCGAGGTTGTCGTCTCAGGGGGCGTTAGACGCTCCGCTATGATTAGCTTATCAAATCTGTCAGATGGGCGTATGCGCCACGCTAAGAGCGGCACATGGTGGGAAACAGCACCACAAATGGCACTAGCTAACAACTCCGTGTCATACACCGATAAACCGGATGGTGAAACCTTCTTACGTGAGTGGACTTCACTTGTAGAAAGTAAATCTGGTGAGAGAGGTATATTCAATAGAACTGCTGCTAAAAAGCAAGCACAAAAGTACGGCAGGCGTGATTCTGAGCATGAGTTTGGTACTAACCCTTGTTCTGAGATAATCTTGCGTCCGTACCAGTTCTGTAATTTAACAGAAGTTGTAATAAGAGCTGATGATAATCCTGAGTCTATAGAACGTAAGGTAGAACTAGCCACCATCATGGGTACAATTCAATCTACATTCACAAATTTTCCATACTTGCGTAAAATATGGAAGACTAACACAGAAGAAGAAAGACTTCTTGGTGTGTCATTGACAGGTATTATGGATTGTAAATGGACTAATGGTAGAGGTGAAAAAGGTTTTCACTTATCAGAGTTCTTAGAAAAGATGAGGAGAAAGGCAGTTGAGACAAATCAAAAGTGGGCAAAGATACTCGATATCTCAGAGAGCAAAGCGATTACGTGTGTCAAACCAAGCGGAACAGTATCACAACTTGTTGACTCAAGCAGTGGCATTCACGCTCGTCATAGCCCTTATTATATTAGGACTGTGCGTGGTGACAATAAAGACCCTCTTACTCTATTCCT